GAGTTTGCAACCTTGCCCGTCGAGGTGACCACCGAGTAGGCGGCGAGGTCCTCCGTGGCGGTAATTGACAGGGCCCCGCCAGCGGCACCCGCAGCGCCCGTTGCGCCCGTTGCGCCCGTTGCGCCCGTTGCGCCCGTTGCGCCCGTTGCGCCCGTTGCGCCCGTTGCGCCCGCTACACCAGTGGCACCGTTCGTACCGTTGGTTCCTGCGGGGCCTGCGGGGCCTGCGGGGCCTGCCGTACCGCCCGAACTAGAACCGCTGCCCGTCGCGGGGTCTTCAAAAGTAAAACTCCAACCCCGATACTTCCCCGTCCCGGATACCGTATCAACCAGCACTAAAAGGGCCTGCCCCTCCAGCGAGGTCACGCTGCCCCGCATGGTTACCTGCGAATTGGTATCCGCCGTGGCAATCAGTCGAGTCCCTACGCCGACCGTCAGGCCGTTGACCGGGGATTGCAAGACCCAGCGCACTGAACCCGTGGCGATTTCCACGAGGTCAGACGAGGCTGTCTTGAAGGACAGATTCATGTTTAAACGACGGGCTTCTTGAGGGAGGCGAGGATGCTGCCCTGCCGGTCAGGTGAGCCCCCCGAGGCGCTATCGATACGAGCGGTGGCCATCTTGTTCTGGACAGAAGCCGCCGGGGGTGCCGGAAGGGGACCGGCTGAGGTGGGAACGGCGGGAGCGGTGGGCGCGGCCTTGGCCGCTGCTTGGTCCTCCGAAATCAGTTGGTCGTAGGACGCCTTCACCTCGGAGAAGGGCGTAGCGACGTCGTCCAGACGGTTCTCGGAGTCGGCCTTTGCGAGGTCCGCCAAGTCCATCTTCAGGGCGTTGAACATCACGTTGACGGGCTTCGATTCAGCCGAGTAGAAGCCAAACCCGGCCTTGATGAGCTCCGGGGCGTGCTTCATAATGACGGCCAAATCCGGAGACTTCTCTCCGTTCGGCGAGTAGATGGCCCCGGGCCTGCCCTCCAACAGCGCGTTAAATGCCGGAATACGAAGCACTTCCTCCGGGACCTCCCCGTCTTGGGCAATCAAGGAGTTGAGCCCTTGCTCGGCTGGCGCGGCTGGCGCGGCTGGCGCGGCTGGCGCGGCTGGCGCGGCTGCGGGAGCGATGTCTGTCGGAAGAATTTCTGGCATACAATTAAGAGATGGGGTCTGGGTCCGGGATGTCAACCGGCCTTTCGTCTTCCGGCTCGGGCGGCAGATACTTCTGCGAGCCGGTCACGAGGATTTCAATCTGCTCGGGGGTGGCCCCGATGTCCGCCAGTGTAATCGGTGTGAATTTCTTCATTATTTCTTGGGGTTGATATCGTCCAGATTTAGCCCCAAGTCGAGCTCGGGAGCCACCTCGGATTCCGTGCGTTTCAACAGTCCCTTGGACGTTCGCTCGGTGGTGGACAGGAGGCTGTTAAAGTCGGATTTAGCGGACGATATTGACGACTTGGTCCAGCCCTGTTTGGTCCAGTGGTCTTTCTCGGCGAACCACAGGATAGCCTGCAACGCATCTGGGGAGATGCCGATGGCGTCAGCGGCCTTGCGAAAAGCCTTCTGTCCGATAAAGAAGTCCGTGTTCGAGACTCCGGTCTCGTTGCCGGGCAGGAGTCTCCAGCGTTTCTCGTTGCCGAGGTTCGCCAGCCGGTGTAGCAGTCGCATTGCCCACACATCGACGGTCGCCTCAAAAGTGGTGCCTGCGAGGTTGCCGGTGAAGTTGGGGGTCTTCGGACCCTGCACTTCGGACGCCCATGAGCCGTCCAGCACCTTGAGGACCGCGCGGGAGTTCATCCCGAACTTCTTCCCGTTCGATTGCAGCGGGGTCAGGTTGTGCTTCTCAATCCACCAATCGAGGTAGGCGGCCCGAGTGGGCGGTTTCTGCTGGTCGGGATATCCCTCGAAGTCCCCCGCGTCGAAGTTCTTCTTGCCCTCGCGATACTTGTCGAGGAGGCCGTCGTAAGCCCCGGATTTGAACTGGTTGTAGGCTTCCAACGAGAACTTGAAATTCAGGTCCACTGCGGTGCGCGCCGAGGTAGCCCCCAACAGCTCCGTGAAAAGTTTCACGTCAGTGCCAAGCAGGTTCTTCAGGAGGGTGCGCGCCGTCGAATACCACGTCTCGCCTGCCTTGACTTCCGGGTTCTTGGCTGCCTTGGCGTGTTCCTTCACGAGGCGTTCCGCCAGCGCGTCCACCAGCGCCTGCTCGCGAGGACCCTCCCCACGAATTCCCTTTGCCGCTTCGGCGGCCAGCGGGGACTTGTTCAGCTCGTACTCCTTCACGATGGGGGTCGGCTTGCCGCCCTGTATCCGGTAGGAGCCGTCGTCGTTCTTCGCGAATTCCAAGGGCAGGGCTTCGGGGAAGTCCCGGCTCTCCGCGATTCGATTCCGCACGGTGCGCTGGTCCTCGCGGGTTCCGCCCTTCCCGGAGAAGCCGGGGAGCGGCCGCTCATCGCCGGGCAGGAAGTCTCCGCCCATCGCGCGAGCCCGGGCGATAGCGCCGGGGCCCTTGGTGGCGGGAGCAGCCGTTCCCGACTTCAGTCCGTTCAGCATGTCCGTGGCGACAGCGACGGGATTCTCGGCGTCGAAAAACTTCCCGACGGCGGAGTCCACCACGTTTCCGGCGTTGTCCAACAGGCTGACCCGGAGCTTGTCGATTGAGTCGAGCCCGCCGAGGACCCGGTCTTCAATGGCCTTCTTGAGCGCGCCCTTGTAGAACTTCTGGTTGAGTTCGATGGCGGTTGAGCCGTTGATATCCCGGATGCGTACGAAGCCGCTGTTGAGTGCCACGAGGCGGTCTTCAAGGTTGCCCGTCTTGCTGAGGAACTCGGTGCCGAACTGGTCATTCAGGGCCACCCGATTCTTCGCGAGGAAGTCTTGGTGGTAGGCGTCGTCGAGTGCGACGAACTCGCCGTCCGGAAGAATCCAGCCGGTGGGCTTGGAGGACTCCGGGGCTTCCTTGTCCGACACCGCGTACTTGCTGAAGTTGGTGGTGGCGTCGGAGGCGGCCTGCGCGGCTTCCTTCTGCTTCGCGAGCTCCCGATAATACTTCGGGTAGTCTACGAGACCATCCTTCGTCACGGGGCGTCCCTGCTCGTCCCGGCGGCCCTTCGGCTTCACGTCGTCAGGGAGAAACGCGGCCTTCTTCGGGTCCTTGCGAACGTCGTTAAAGAGCGTCGTTTCCAGAGAGTTGTCCGAGGTGGCCACCGGGAGCTCTTCAGCTCGGTACGCCTCAATCTGAGCCCTGTAATCCTCGGGTGTCATCTGCTTTAGCTCCACCGCGCGATTGAACGCCTCTTCCCGCGTGAGAAAAGCTCCGTCGTTGGTCACGAACCCGTCCACGAGTCGTTCGAGAGCCTTGTCTGAAAGCCCGGCTTCTTGAGCAACCTTAAAAGCCGCCATGTGGTAACTTCCCGAGTACAGTTCCCCCGTCTCCGGGTCTCGGAATGAAGCCTCCTTGACCGCGCGCGGTTCTTTCGAGGGCAGGAACTTGCTGTCCGGTCGGATGCGGTTCACCGCGTTGACGAACTTGTGGTCGCCGGGCTCGAAGGAGAGGTTCTTAATCTCCTCCGTCGCGTCGAACGCCTGCTCCAGCGTAGCCTTCTTACGGTTGACCGTGAGGGTCTCGAACTTGCCGAAAAGCTTCTTGCGAATCGCGAGGGGCTCGGGTGCGATAACGTCCCCGCTGACCAGCTCGACTCCGTCCGCCTTGAGCTGCGTGAACACCTCCCGGTAGAGCGCCTCGCCGAGACCGGCTCCGCGCTGGTTCGAGTCGATATTGACCATCACCACTTCGGCCTTCTTGGGGCTGCGCTGAACCGAGCTGATGTACCCGACAGACTTTCCGCCCTTCGTCACCGTCACCGTGCGGTTGCCGAGAATGCCCGAGATGGTAAAGTTGAATCCGTCTTTGGCCATCTCTTTCCCCATCTCTGTGGCGGGGAGGAACGCCCGGGACTTCTTGAACTCGTCGGACTCCAGCACTCCAGCTTCGCGGAGACTGCCCTTCTCAGAGTAGCCGTCCTTGAGCTGATTGATTTTTTCCGCGTGCGTCAGCGCATCCGCGCGGTTGAGGAACTTTCCGGACTTGGTTGTGAACCCGTCTTCGACCCATCCGACGGCGGCGGTCTTGCCTTCCATCACCGAGTCCAAAAAGTCGGTAAGACTCTTCACGCCCGGGGGGAGTTTTTCGTTGACTTCTCCGCGACCGATGGCATCCGCCAGATTGAGCATCGCCTCTCCGTGCCACGCGCCCTCGAACACGACCCCGCCCTTGGTACGGATTGCTGCGCGAGCAATCGGGTCAACCCCCTCCGGAACTTCCGAATCCGGGAGGAACGTGCGCCCGAGCTCGCCCTTGTCTCCGACCTTCGGAGCTGCTGCGTCGGCCTTCGCCTCGGGGAAGGGGGCCTTCGCGTCCGGATGACTGCGACGCCAGCCTGCGCGAGGGTTTGCTGCGCTGCCGGTGTCCGTCGCTGCGCCGTACGCCTCCGCGAACATCTGGGACTTCGTCGCAAACGGGTAGGCGGCGTCGAGGTCTCCCGAGGTCATCGCCTCACGGAACTTCGCCATTGCGGCGTCGCGGTGGGCCGCAAGACGGGCCACAAACTCAAGGCTCGGAGCGCCCAGCCCCATACGGTAGGCTTCGCCCGTGATGCCGCCGTCCACCGTCGAGCCGTATTTGCCCCACTCTTCGGGGGACATCCCGAGGGCTTTTTCGGCAAGACTGTCGAGAGCCGCCACATCCTTCGGAGTCTCGTAAACACTGTTCCCGGCCTTGCTGGCCTTCTCACGCGCCTCGCGGATGAGTTCGTCCGGAATCAAAATATTCTTCTGCTCGCCGAAGGGTCGTTCCGTCGGACCTTTGTAGCCCGGCTGGCCTTTCTGCGGAATGTTCCCAGACGCATCCCGGAGGTGCTTACCGTAGTTCACCCACGAGTTCTGGGCCAAGGTTTCAGCAGCGAGAGCGCCCTGCGCCTCTGGCGAGAACATCTCTGCGTGAGTGCGCCACGCGTTGAACTCTCCACGGGGTCCGAACTGGTAGCCTTCCTTTCCGTGCCCGAAGAAGTCGTGAACCGCGCGGAAGATATCGTTGACAGGAAGCCGCTGGCCTCCCACGACGATTCCCGAGTCGGCCAGCATTGGATTATTTGTCGGTTTATCCGCCCCGAATCCGAACGCCTTGTCGGTCTGCAAAAAGTACAGGTGCTTGTTGTCCCGGATGTCCGCGACTGCTTCCGCGCTGGACTTGTAGGGCTCTCCCTCTCCGGAGAAGGGCTCGATGGAATATCCCTTCTCGGTCATCGCCTTATACTGGTCCAGCACTTCGCGGGCGAGGGCGTTGTAGGAGGCGGCAACTGCCGGGTCTTCGGGAGCCGATACCGCCGACTCGTAGAAGTCCGCGAGCCTCTTCGAGAGGTCCGGGTCAATCGCTCCGTACTCGCGGGAGGGCTTGTATTCAACCCCGGCCCGCTTGGCGTAGGTTGAAGCGAGGTCCCGAATTGAAGCGTCCGGGGTCGGTGTCGAAGGCTTGGGGTCCGACAGGAATCCCGCGCGCACGGCTTTGTCGGTCTCGTTTCCGGGCAGGAAAAAGGTGGCCCGGTTCGGAGCCGGTTTGCCTGCGGTGCCCGTTCGTACCGCTCGCTCGGCCTCCTCACGGGCCTTCCGGCGAACCACCTCCGTGAGGTCGATTCCAGCGGCCTTCTTCACCCCGAGAATTCGGGCGTTCTCGATTTCGACGGGGGACTTTCCTTCGGGCAGGAAGCCGCCGCGAATGGTGTCCGTCACCGGAGCCTTGAATCCAATCTCCGGGCGAGGAGTGGTCTTGGCGATGTCCTCGACGGCGACTCGCTCAGTCACTTCGAGCAGCTCGCGGACCTTCACGCCCCGGGCGGCCAGTTCGTTCCGCAGCGGGTTCGTCTCTTTGACGGTGCGTCCGTCGAATCCTTTGAACTCCTGCTTCGCGACGTTCTCGGGCTTGATGACCGTCGGCGTCATCGGTTGCTTGGCATTAACTTCCGCGAGCAACTGACCCTTGACGTTCCCGGGGGTCAGACCCTTCTGCACGCGACCCGTCTCAGGCGGGTTCAGGCCCTGCAAGAGGTTCGCAAAATTCATCGCCTGCTCCGACAGCGGCTTCGGCGTGTAGTTCGTGTTCTCGGCTGGGATGGACATCCCGACGTCCTCTGCTGTCCGGGTCAGCTTCTGCCCGTCTCCGCGATACCCGTTCGACTGGTTCTCAGCGTACGTCTTAACGTCCTCGACGACTTGTTTCCAACCGGCGTCCGTCAGCTTACCACCCTCGACGGGGTACGGGATGAGACTCTCTGCGCCCCGCTTGACGGTGTCCGCGACTACGCGGGACACGTTCGAGATGACCTTGTCCAACGACATCGCAATCAGCGTCGGCTTGCCACCCTGCGTGGTGAAACGGACGGGCACGAAGGTCTTCTGGTGCGTGTTTACGACATCGGCTGGTGCGTCGATGCGGTTCTGGACTTGAAGCTTCTCAAGCTCCGCGTAGCCGCTGGCCTGCGTCGAGCGGCGGGAGGTGCGACTCTCCGGAGCTCCCGGGGTCCCTTCGCTGACGATTCCGCGATGCTCGATTTCGAGGACCGGGTTTCCGTTGGTCATCGACTCGGCAATCGCGTCCACCGTAGCGCGTGCCTCGGGGTTGGCTTCCGTCGCCTTCTGGGCTTCGGCGATGCCGGTCTCCTCGGCGCGCTTGGCGGCAAAGTCTCCCTGCTGCTCGGGGGTCACTCGGATGTTCGGCTTTGCCGGTGCCGGTGCGGGCTTGGATGCAGTCGGGGCTGGAGCGGGTGCTGGAGCGGGTGCTGGAGCGGGTGCTGGAGCGGGTGCTGGAGCGGGTGCTGGAGCGGGTGCTGGAGCGGGTGCTGGAGCGGGTGCTGGAGCGGGTGCTGCTGCGACCGGAACCGGAACCGGAACCACAGGCTTGGCTGCGGTGGGAGGAGGAATGGCAACAGGAGCCGCTGGAGCCGCCGGAGTAGGCATCGGGATGGGTCCCGCCGGAGCCGGAGCCGGGGCGACGGGGGCGTTCTGGGGGCCCGAAAAAGGAGCCTCGGGCCGGGTCAAAACTTCCTGCGCGGCGTTGCGGAGGATACCTTGAAGCCGATACGAGGGTGTGGCCTGCAAGTCGGGAGTGACCCGACCGCCGGTAAGGTCGATGCCGAGGGATTCCCCGGCGTCCAGAGCCATCTGCCCGAGCTCCTTGAGGAACCCGCGCGGGGCCCGTAAGTCGTTCAGCGAGGTGTTGCGGAAGAGCTGGCCATAGTTCTCGGCAATCAGCTCGTCGGCGGCCTTGGCATTCCCGGCTTCCTCTCCAAGCTTGGTGAAGAAGTCGGCCTCCCCAATTCGGGCGGCGTATTCCGCTTTGAATGCCTCGATTTGCTCGGGGGTATAGTGTTTCAACGCTGAGTCCCGGAGCTTCTGCTGTGAATCGGGGGAGAGCAGCGACTGGAAAAGATGTCCCGCGTCATGCTGGAGTCCCTTCGCGGAGCTGTTCAGATAGACTACCCGGCGCTGGTTGCCGTCGGCGTCCACGCGCGTACCGTCAAACTCGGCGTGGGTCTTCGCATAGAGCTCCGCCTGCGCCACTTGGTCGGGAGTAAGAGGTGCCCCCGACGCCTTTTCCATCTCCGCCTTGATGCGTTCGAGATAGCCCGCTGCGTCCTGCACATAAATCTCGCCCTTCGCTGCCCGGATGGCTTCCCGGAACGCATTGACCGCGTTCTGAGCCTGCGGGGTGAGGTTCTGCATCGCGGCCTCATGGGAGGCATCCAGCAGGGCGTCGATTCCGTACCCCGGGGACTTCGTCGGGTCAAAAGAAATCTGGCGAGGGTCGAGGTAGTTCTTCGCGATGGAGTCGATGGCAATCGTCTTCGCCGTTCCGAGACCGCCCGCGATTCCGCCGAGAGCTGCGCCCGCTCCGAGCAACGCGCCCGCTGTCTGGCTGTCGTCCGAGGCTAGGGCCAGCGGAACCCCGGTAACCACGCCCTGCACGGCTCCCCCGGCGGTGCCCTTGGCAAGCTGGGCAGGCCGACTGGCCGCAATGGTTTCGAGCCGCTGCATTGCAGCCGTCTTAGGTCCGGTAAACCCGGGAGAAAGCTGGCGTCCAAACTCCGCGAGGTTTGCTCCTTTGGAAGCGAACTGCCCTGCCGATTCAACTACAATCTTCTTGGCGGCCTCGCCTGCGGCAGCCCCAACGGCTACCCCCGCGAGAGTGCCAGTCTGGACCCCGCCGACAACGGAGCCCAGCGACTTCGCCGGGACCACCTCGGCAGCCGCCTTCACTCCGCGACCCGTCGCCGCCAATCCACGGCCCGAAAGTTCGATGGACTTAGCCGCAGCCGTCTTCAGCCCGGCCATCACGGTCTTGGCTCCCAATTTCGTCGCCGCCTTAGCGAGCACCTTGCCTCCGAGCCCGACCACCTTGAACGCGCCCGCTGTGCCAATGAGCGTCACCGGGTCCACAAGGGACAGGCGCTCGATAGCGTCCTTGTCAAGCACGATGCCCTCTTTCGCGAGGGTGTCCTTGTCGATTCCCAAGGCGACCGAGGCATCGCCGGAACCTTCGGAGAGCGCCTTCATCGTCTTGGAAAACGCGGCGTCTGTATAAAGGTCGTCCGACAGTTCAGAGTCCGTCGATTTCTCGGGGGACTTGCCAAAAACCTTTCTGAGGCCCTGCTGCGCGAGTTGCCCGAGCCCCGTGACGGCGGTTTCTGTACCCGCGACGATTTCGCTGGCGGCCTTGAGTTGCTTCTTGCCCTGTTCAGCCTCAATACTCTTTCGAATCTCCGGGGGAGTTCCGGTCACAAACCCAAGGACCTTGTTAACCGCCGGTTGAATCCCGAGTTCGATGGCTCGTTCGCCTAAATCACGCAGGCCGAGCACCGTACTCTTGACGAGGCCCGGGGCTTCGGTGACCGCAGCCTTCGCTACCTTCCCCGCCTCAAGCCCCCGGATGCGGCGAGCTCGATACACGTTCAGCAGCTTCTGATACTTCTCGGCATCCTTCGACACGTCGGGGTTCGCCGAGAGGTAGTCTGCTGGACGAAAAGCGTCGTCGTCCTTCAGCGCAGACTCGTCCTTCAGGTCCAGCTCATCAGCTTTCTTGAGACCCGCGTAGAGTGTCGGGTCCTCAGCCGAGGGCGGGGTGGCCTTTTGCAGTCCCGCATAGATGTCCTCGGGGGCAGCCGCAGCCGATGGCAGGGGGGCCCTTTGCAATCCAGCGTAGATGTCTTCAGGCATAGCTTAGGGGGTCGGAATGTAACCGGGGTTTATGTACGAATTGCCGTCCGGCATCAGAATGAACTTGGCGGTCGTGGGAGCCTCTTTTGGATGGTTCACGCGCACCGGGGTGTTGGCGTCGGCGGGAGCCGCAGCCGGAGCAGCGGCCTTTTTCCGGACGGGCGCGCTCGGGCCGATGGTTTCGTACATCGACCGCTCGGCGGCCTCCCGGCGCTGTTTCTTGAGTTTCACCCCCGACTCGCTGTCGCCGTCAATCGGGAAGTATTGACTCCCGGCGTCCTTATACTCCTTCGCCGAAATGGCCGCACCGGACTCCTTACGAAGGTTGGCCGAAATCCAGCTGTCTTTCGCTGCGGTGTAATCTTGCAACTGAGGTCCCTGCAATCGGTTAAATAGATACGTCTTAACCGTGTTCGCGGCGGCTGTCGGGTCGAAGCCCCCCTGCTCCAACTTCCCGAGAATCTCTTCGTTGAGAGCCATCCGCTCAGAGTATCTCTTGGAGCCCGCCTGTTGTTCGTTCAGTTCGTACGGGCTTCTGGAGAGTTCCGTTTCGCTGACCCTCAGCCCGGTCACCTTGTTGTATTGCACCGCCTTCGTAACTTGCATCCCGGTATTGGGGTCAGTCTCCTTGACTTCTCTCGTTTCAATGTTTGCAGCGCCCGCTTTCGCGGCTTCAAGGTTCTTGCGACGGGTCACTTCCGTCTCCATGGCTTCGGCACCCCCCTCGTAGTCAATCGTGCCGTCAGGCTTGCGCGGAAGGGCTCGTCCGGGGAAAAGTTGACGGTGTGTGTCGATGTAGGCTTTCGGGTCGCCGCCAGCCTTGAAGTCAGTCAGGGCTTCCTTGGCCTTGCCCAGTGCAGTCTCCGCCTCCGTGGTCGAGAGCTCGACGGCTTGGGGCAGCGCCTTCGCTTGGGCGTCGAGGGACTGCGACTGTAGGTCCAGTTGCTTCTCGGCGGTTTCCCGCTTCTTCGGTCGGATGAGATTTGTGTCTTGCAAGTCTTGACTACGTTGCGCGTTTTCCAGCGGTTTGTCAAGAGCGCGTTTTGCGATATCTTCGGTGGTGATGAACCCGTCCTTAAAGGCTTTCATCAGGTCCCCCACGCCGGGGGTCACCTTGAAGTCCCCCGCGTACGCGGCGGAGTTGAGCTGGAGCGGGGCTACTGGAGAGTCTGCGATTCCGGGCATAAGTCAATATTGTGAGCGGATTTCGTTAGCCATCTGTTTGACGGTTCCTGCTTTGCCTCCGAGAGCGAGGCCAGCCCCGTGGGAAGCCCCGAAAGAGCCGAGCGCAGAAGTCGCAAAGGAGGTGGCCGCTCCGAGGTACGCAGCGTTGGCCGCACCGGAATTGAGCGCCTGTTGCGCCTTGATATCGCCCTGCTGCCCCTTAATCTTCATCAGCGTGTTTCCGCGATTCGTCTGGATATTCGCGGCCTCCCGACCGGTCAGACCCGACTCAGGGAGGGTAGCCTCTCCGATGCCGAACATGGAGGCAGCGTCCGCCTTGCGGGAATCCTCAGCGGCCTTTACCGTCGGAAAAATACTGGAGAGGATGCTGGCTCGGGAACTCTGCATGTTGGTGGCCGCGCCCGCGAGGGACACCGCCTGCTGCTGCCGCGCCTGCTTGAGCTGCTCGCCTCCCAGCCCCAGCGCCCGCGCGATTGAGCCCCCGATGGACTTGGATTCCGGACGGAACCCCGCCTGCCCGCCCTGCCCTACTCCCGCTCGGACGAGGTCCGCTTGGAACTCCGGCGGAAGGGACGAGCCCGAGTCGAGCTCCTGCTGCGCCCGACCGATGATGGATTCCTTGAGCGCCTCAAGTCGGGGGTCTGCTTGAAGGTTCTCCTTCACCAACTGGGACGCAATCTTCTGCGTGCCCTGCGATTCCGAGGGACGCTGGGCTTCCTCCAGCAGCTTCTGCTTCCCGAGCTCCCGCACCTTTGCCAGCTCAGGGTCAATCTCTTTTTGGAGCGCCAGCCGGTTCTGGGCGCGGAGCCGGTCCGCCTCGGTAGCTGCTTGGTTGATGCGCCCGAAGGACAGTTCCTCTGACAGAATCTTCTGCTGGCCCTTCAGCGCGGCCATCTGCGCCCCGGCGGCCTTGTCCCCGGCCTTCTTCTGCAAGTATGCGCTACCGGCGGCACCCGCCGCTGCAACTCCACCCACGACCAAAGCTGTTACGATTCCCATAAATTATGTGTCTAGGACCTTGACGAAGGTCTTCTCCCGGAGCTGATACCCCTGCGACTCGTAGAATTTTTGGAGCTTCTCGTCGCCGAGTCCCACGAGATGCACCATGACGAATTTCTTGACGTTGCGGGCGTGGCCCGCCGACTCGAACCCGAAAAATAGATTGAGCCCCGCGCGTGTGGCGCGGAACGGTTTTCGCACGAACCAGAAATTCTCCAGCGCAACGGGATGCCCCGAGAAGCCGTCCGAGACGAAGGCCATGCCGAGCGCCCCGGAAAAGCTCCCGTCGGACTCCTCGGAGACGAGAATCTGTCCGAGCCCCGAGGAGATTACCGGAGCCCACACTTGACAGAAGGCGTCGCGGGAGAACCCTCCCGGATACTGGGCCTCAGCGGCAAACTCGTGGCCGATTTCTTCCATCCGGGCGATTTCGTGGAGCTCTAGGGTTCTAATCATACGAGTCCGAAAAACATGGCCACAATCATCCGGGCGTCCGCCGTGCTTGTCCCGAACGCCGCAATCGGCCAGCGGGAGTGAAAGGCTTCGGTCTCGAAGACCACCAGCCGGTTAAACTTCATCTCCACCACATGGGTCTGCTCCCACTGGTCCGGGTCGTTGTACGCTTCGTGAAGGTCTGTGTAAACGCGGAGCGGCTTCTTGCCGATGCGGCGGATTTCGTGCTCCTCCGGGAAATGCGTGAAGCCGTACTTCTTGTGCCGCCAGAACGCCGTCCCTCCCCGACACTGCTCGGGTGGGTTGAGGTACAGAACGCCTGCGTATCTCTCGTACGAGTTGTCCGAGTGGATTGCGTTGTTGGGCACCTCGGTATCGTAGTTCACCCGGAGCAGGCTGTACCCGACCTTCGCGGCGGCCCCAAGCCTCTGCGACAGAGGAGCTTCAAACTCGTGGCTTGGTCGCACGTTGATGTGCTTGTACATCTCTCCATCGGGGCCTCGGATGTCGTAGAAGGGTGCCTTGGTCGCTAACTCTCTGAAAGCCAAGGGCTCCGGGAGGAAGTCGTCAAAGGTTTCTAGTTTAAGGCTCACAAGTAAGAGTAGCCCCGGCGGGAGTGGATGTCAAGTTTTCACGAGACACCAGAAATACACCGTCGGAGGAAGGTTGTCGTGTCCAACCGCCACACCGGTATATGCCACCGTCGTAATCTGCCGGGACGTAATCAGCATCGTGCCCGCGTTGCCGGTTCCAGCCGTTCCGAGCTTGGTGCCGTTACCGCTGCCCTCGCCCTTGACCTCGAAGTAGTTCGGGGGGACAATTGGGGGGATGGTAATCGTCTCCGCGTCGTCAACCCGATGCAGCCAGACGTTGTTGTCGCTGTTCAGGAGGGTGGCGTGGCCAATTAAGTGGGTGTGCTGCGGGATTTCGTCGTTGGAGAGCACGCAGGTTTCCGCACCGAGCTTCGTTCCAGAGGCTTGCGCCGTGATTCCCGAATCCGTTGCGTACGAGCTGACCGGGGTCGCCCCGGGGTCCTTCGCGGCTACCGCCAGCGAAAGTCCGCGAACAGACTGGTCGCTCTCGCCAAGATACAGCCATCCCGGATTCGCCGCAAGGGCGTCCGTCAGCAGGGAATGGACGACGAACTTGATGTCCCCGGGGACACCCGTTACCGTTCTCCACGCCCCGCGCTCCCAATGCAAAAGGGCGTTGATGGTCGTGTCCCAGAAAAGTTCGAGGTCCGCCGGAGCCGTGGGCCGTAACGCCGTGGCTCCGCTCGGCGGGGTCGGGCTGACCGCGCGCCATGTGGTGCCGTCCCAAGTATACCACCCCACCGACCGGGTGCCGCTAGTCCGCAGCCATACCAGCGGGTCTGACGTGCCCGGAGTCGCCGGTACCGTCTCTCCGATGGAGAACAGGGCCACATCAGACTCCGAAATGTCGAGGGGACTGTACCGACCCGAGACGATATCAAATACCCACCACTGCGAGCCGCCCTTGAGCCACGGCCCTTGATTGCTTGAGGGCTCTACGTCGCCAACCACGAAAAAGTTAGTGCCGACGGGAGACTGGATTTCCATCCGCTCAATCATGGACTCGTAGAACTCTTGGGGAGTCCCTTCAAAATCCGCCGGAAGGGGGGCCGCTACGATGACCAGATTAGTTTTATTAAGTGCCATGATTAGGGAAGTGTGAAGGGTCCGACGATATCTGAGGCGTAGGTTTCGCCCGCGCTCGGCTCAATGCCGGTAACTTTGTAATAGTAGGTGCCGGGTGGAATGCTGGTGTCCGTGAACGTCTCGGCGATGACGTTGGCCGTCACTTGTACGAAGGGGCCAAGGGCACTTGTCGCTCGGTAAACCACGTAGGAATAGATGTAGGTCTGCTCGGTCCACGTCAACGTCAAACTTGTCGCGGAGGCCACAACCCCCGCGAGGTTGGTGGGTCCCGCCCGGCGGGCGACGGCGAGGATGTCAAGCAGGGCGGCCACTCCAGAGCCCGAGCCCGAGCTCGAAGAAATCGCCGAAAGGGTACACACGAGCGGCGAGCGATACTCGATTCGCAATGCCCGGCGAGTGATAGCGGAGAGGCTGCGTAAAGGGTTCATGCGAGTGCTAGACCGACGCTGACAATCCGGGGGAGGTTAATCTGGAGTTCCCGCACCGCCTTTTTGGACGCTGCGTGGTTCGCCACCTTGTCGGCGTCCGCTTGGGAGATGACGCTGGTGGCATAGCCCGTCTGCACTGAAGTCATCCCGTCCTGCGTCACTGTGGCAGTGCGGTTGGACACGTACACCGGGATGTCCGCTGAGAGGCGCGTGATGGCCTCCTCGAAGTCGTGGGAGTCTGCGGCTGCCCCGTCGAACCGTACGAAATTCTCGTCGGTCTCGTCCTCCTCAACGGCCCCGGAGACCTCTTTATTCGGGCTCACTGAGCCGCGCTGTCCCTGCGGGGGCTCGAAAAAGTACCTCAGCCCCTGCACCGCGCCCGGTCCAGAACCGACGATGAGAATCTGGAAGGACTCGTCGATGAACTCGGCCAGCGCCGATTCGATATCCGTCGAGGTCAGTGTCTCGGCTCCTGCCAAGTCCCGGGCGTCCTGCGTGCGGATGGTTCGGGTCTGCTTCTTCATCGCAAAAAGGGTGCTGTCGTATCGGAGGGCCGAGCCGGTGCGGATGGAGCCGCGTGACGCCTTAATTCGTTTGGTGAGGATGCGCTTATATCGGCCCCGGGAAGCCCCGGCCCAGAACACCGCGATATCCACGTCGCCCTCCAGCTCTTGGAGGAATACGTCCGCGTACCGAAAAGTTTTCAGTTGCAGCGGGAGCCCCGCGTCAACTCCACGGGATTCCAGATACCACGTAATCTCGCAGCCGTCGTCCAGCCGGTCGGGGGTGAAGCTCTCCCACAACCGGGTCTCCCCGTCGTAGTCCTTCGAGAAGTGGAAGATTTCCTCGCTCCCTGCAAAGTTTCCGTACACCCACTGAAGGGGGCGGGTTCCCGTCCAGAAGCTATTCCACGCTGCCCCCGCCTTCTTTTCGGCAAGCTGAATCGGGGCGTTATCGAGCACCCACGTATGTCGGTTGTACTTGTCGCAGTACGGCACGCTGACAAGGAGGTAGTTCTCAAAGAAGGCCATCGCCACGCCAGTCAGGTCGGAGGAGAGTCGGGATTTGCTGTCCGCCATTTCGTTGTCGCGGTACGGAAGCACCGAGCTAACTTGGGTAACCCCCGCCGAGTCCAGCGAGGTGAGCCCGAAATTGGAATACCACCAGAGCAGCCCCAAGTGGGAAGTAATCGACCTATCCGATAGGCACCCAACCGCCGGGAAGAGCACCCGTTGAAAGTTGGGGGTCGAGTTCCACGTTTCCCGGTTCCGCACACCGCTCTGGATGAGCGACGTGGTGGAGCTGGTGAAGACGAGCAACTGGGCAATGCTGGAGTTCGGGACCTCCGCAAGTGCCGTGATTTCTCCCGGGAGTGTAAACGCTGATACCGTGGCGAAGTAGTCGGGCTCCCGGAAGGAAAACGGGTTGGCGATGTCCGACGCAAAAAGGTTCGCTCCGCGCGCTACCCAGAGCCGGTCCCCCGACCAAGCCATCACTCCCCCGAGCGGGATTGACCCCTCTCCCCGGTAGGTCTGCGCTGAGGTGCCGTCGTACACGGCGGGAGCCGAGAGCGCCCCGTCTTGGATTACCATCACGTTTCGGGGCGTGATGAGTGTGAGGGACCCGTCGTCGTTGTACTGGAGGCTCTGTTCGGCCTGCTGGAAGAAGAGCTGCCGGGCCTGCTCAGAAAAGGAAGCGCCCGACTCGACCGAAACCTCCCGGAACGGATACTGGCTCACGTACAGGACCCCGGCCACCGCATAGAGGAGCACCACGTTTCCCTGCTTTGGTCGGAACACCGCCGCCCCTTGGAAATTCCCGGAGGCTGCCGCAAATCGGCACCGATATCCGGGCCTGCACTGAACCACCCCGCCACGGTTCACCGTGTTCATACTTCGGGAAAAGTAGTCCGGTCCGAGTGAGCCGGGCTCGGACAGGGAGTCCATTCCGGAGAGGAACCGGACATCCAAATCTTCAATGCGGGGAGTCGCCATTAGTCGAGGGTGTCGTACCTGTCAGAGATAGAGTTGCGGTCTTCTACCTGTATCGGAGAGCCGCCGACACCCGTGAGGGTGGCCTCGCGTTCCGTCAGCAACCGAGTAGCGTTCGCCTCGTACGCCTGCCCGTTCGCGAGGTCGGAGTCCCGGTAAAACTTCAGTGCGTGGAGCGCCAGTAGCAGCGCGGGCCGCGAATGTAGCAGAATCCGGTCATGCACGCTGCGAATCTGCGCGGTCCGCTTCCGGTAGCACAGCCGAATCCAACCGGAGCTGTTGTACACCTTCAGGCGGCGATACCGGGGAACCGTTTCGTCGGGCTCGAACACCCCCAGAAGGGTGCCCGTTGAGGTGGAGCTGTCAAAGCTGGAGAGGCGGATATTCCCGGCTGTAACGTCCTTGACGATACCCGTGATTCTGGAGATTGTGGGGGCTCCGTTCTCGGGGAGTGCGTACCCGTAGATGGTGGGAACGATGTAGCCGTCCTGCCACTCGGCACCGACCTTGGTCCGGAGCGGTCGGTTCTGTTCGTCAAACCCGAACACGCGGAGTTCTTTCCCGTCGTCCTCGGTGTTGTCGAGGAACGCCACGACCTTGGAGGGGCACTTCAAATCCCGGTACACCGGATGGAGTCCCGAGTCGTCCCAAGTGTAGTCACACCGGGTCTGGAAATCGCCCGGACCGTTGAGGTGAAAGGAAAAGAGCTGGTCGTGACCGAGCGACGGGTGCCCGCCGATATTGCAAGCCAGCACCGTCTCGACCTCGCGCGGGAGCGTAACGCACCCGCTGTCGATGCAGAGGTCTACGAACCCAACAAGCGGGTCAATCTCACCCTTCTGCGCGAGCAGCTCCACCGCGTCGGTAATCCAGAGGAATAGCTTTTCCTCCTTGTTGAATCCGAGGATGGTCTTTGCGTCGTCGATGATGTGCGAAGCTAGAAACATTAGTCGTCCTCCCCATCGTCGGCCTCTTTGGCAAGTTTGTCAAGGGCGTCTCCCGAATCCTCCTTCGTCTCGTCCTCGGTGCTCTCCACTTCGCAGATTTCTTGGACCTCAAGCTCCACCGAGTAGTCGGTCTTCCCGTCGCAAGTGGATTTGGTCTCGCTGAGCTTCTTAAACTTGAGCGTAATCTCCCCCGACTCCGGGAGGGACACCTTGACGCCCGAGATGTAGAGCGATGGGTAGTGGACCTTCGAGTCGTCTTCCGACTCCTTCGGCATGGCCATCATGGAGTGGTCGGACTTTTTACCTAGGTCGATGGGATATTTCTGTTGCATATTTAGGCGATTTTTCGGACAGCGTAGGCGGCAATCTCAATCGGATTGAGAGCATTCTCCCACCAAAAGTTGACGGTGTCGATTACCCCGGGGGTTTCCGTGGTAGTTCCCGCGAAGTCGTTTCCCGTGTGAGTGGTCATCTGAAGGGGGAAGTCCGCCGCAACGGAGAGTATCGGCGTGAGCATCATCTCTTGAAACAGAGATCGGGTAACGTGAAATTCCCCTTTGGCATTGGAGTTCGGCGCGGAGGCTGCGAAGGAGTACAGGACCGACGTGGCCCCGGTGAAGACTGGCCGAATAATCTCCACCATGTAGCAGCAGAGATACCCCTCCGTGGACGGAGCGGTCATCTTGGCGGAGGTGAATGACCCGACCATTCCGTTGTCGACACCCCCCACCCGTCGGACGGGTTCGTAGGCACCGTGAAGGAACGTCGAGTTCTGCGTGTTCGCAGCCAGAGTGAAGTCGTCGTTCGTCCCGCCGTCAAACCCCCCAACCACGCTCACCGAGTTCGTACAGGTCGCTGCCCCCGCTCCGTACATGAGCGTAGTACCGCTGCAAGCTCCGAGCGAGTACTGGCTCGCGAAAGTAGCCGCCCCGTTGATGCGGATGAGGAGCCCGATGCGAATTGTATTCCACTTCCCGAGCCACGGCATCTTCCGTCCGAACTCTCCGGGGCCGGTGAGTGAGAGCCGATTCTGGGCTAGCGAGCCGTGCGTGGTTCGAGAGACAATGGTTCCGTTCGTTACTACCCCGTTGGCTCCCCATCCGACTCCGCCGTTGAGGGTCGCGATAGCGCCCGCTGAGTAGGACTCGATGTAGTCGAGACAGAATCCGTCGTAGTCTCCGAGCTTAGTGTCGGTGATGCCCGAGATGGACCCGGCTGGACCCGTTGCGCCGGTTGCGCCTGCTGCGCCATTGGCACCCGCTGCACCCGCTGCGCCCGTTGCGCCCGCTGCGCCCGTTGCGCCCGCTGCGCCCGTTGCGCCCGCTGCGCCCGCTGCGCCCGTTGCGCCCGCTGCGCCTGCGGGTCCAGTAGGACCGACGGAACCAGCTCCTCCCGGACCGGCGGGGCCTTGAGGCCCGACAGGACCTTGAGCTCCCAACACTGCGGGAGCGACCTTCTTAGTCTCAAAAGTGCCGTTCCCTTGGTCTACCGCCATGAGCAGAAATCCATCAGGAGAACTGCTCAGCTCAGTAGGATATTCAGAAATCTTTGCCATATTACACCTTCAAGTCGTCGTAGATAAAACCGTTGGTTAACTCGTCTTTCACTGCCAGCCCGTCCTCGTCTTGGAGTACATCTTCGGACCCCGGGTTTGAGACCGCCCGAGTGAGCGGTACCCTCGGGACCCGGTGGAGTTCTTTGATGCCTTCCGGGGAGTCGCAACAGTCCGAGGTGAGCTCGGCGTTGGTATCGCGAATCGTCGGAAGGTTGTTCATCTTAGGAGAGCTTCACGTACATAATCGCGGAGCCCGTCACGTTGATAGTCTGGGTTATCGTGGCAGAGTTGCTGGAGGCGTAGAGCTGAATCACATTGTTCGCCGCTGCGGTCGTCACCAGCCCGAGGCACCACCTCTGGTGAGGATTTATACTACCGTCCACCGTGCTCGAAAAGGTCTCGGAAGCCGAGACGTCGGTAGCTGTCGTGGAGTTGTAGAGCTTGAAGGACCAGAGGCGGGTCGCTCCCGAGTTCTGGATTCCGCCAATCTGGGCGATGACTAGATACGTCCCGGCTGTCGGGAGGGTGACTTCCAAATCGTTAGCCCCGAAGTCCACCTTCGCGTAGGAGGTCGTCATCACGTAGTCCGTGGGTCCTCCGGTCACCGTAGAGTTCTGGTTGGTAACCGCCGTGCCCGCTGCTCCGGTCACACCTGTGGGGCCGACTGCCCCCGTGGCTCCAGTGGCTCCCGTTGGGCCGATGGCTCCTGTGGCCCCCGTTGGGCCTGCGGGGCCCGTAACGGTGAGACCGCGCGGTCCGGTGGGTAGGACGAGGGTTCCCGGGGTAACTGTCACCACCGGAATGGCGATGAGCTCCACGAGGGTCGTGAAAACGGTGGTGCTCTGGAAAATCTGGTCCACCAGTAGCCAACCGACGCCCGGGACGAAAATGGTCTGACCCTCCGACACTACGAGGCTCGGAATGATATTAAACTGGCTGATGGGGCTCCCGACCGTGGGAGCCGTGAAGGAGGTGGTGACAACCGTGTAGGCGTTGTTGCCCGGAACACCTGCGGCACCCGCCGCGCCTTGCGGCCCGACCAACCCGACAATGCCCTCGTCGAAGAGCCGCAGAAAGTAGCACGCCAGACCCTCGGTGGAGCCCCGGGGGTTACCGGGAAGCCCGATGTCTAGGCTGCACGGAAGAGTCCAAGTGACCGCTCCGTTCACCTCGGTCTTCGTGACGTCCCCGAAGAACTGCTGGGAAAAATTCTCAATCTGAGAGGGCAACGACTCAGCATCCGCGCTGTTCGTCGGGCAGGACCCACACGGCACGCAGCCCGAGTTATTGTTCTCCGTACCGTTGGTGCAATCGCAAGACATAATTATTTGGCGCGGTCGTCGATTCCGTCTCGGTTGGCATCCACGAACCCCTGCAACCTGCCGTGGCGGTGGGAGAACCAGTAGAGCACTGCTGCGCCGACGGCGACGCCCATGATGACGAGCTCGTTCCCGACGATTAGGGTGGGGAGGACAATCATAGCCAGACCCGACAGCGCGATGACCGCGCTGGTGGTCACGCTGCCCCCGACAATGACCTTGAGAGGCGGGTAGGCGAAGCTGGCCGCGCCGAATAGGAAGACCAGAGTGCCCACCCATACGACGCCCTTCAGGGCCCCGAGCTTTGCTCCGATTTCGCGAGCGGTATCCTTCTGGGCTGGGCCGATGACCGTGGTAATCTCCTCGGTCGTGACCTTGGCCTCCCGGGGTACCGTCCCGCCGTTTCCGATATTCGGTTCCGAGACCGTGCGTTTATACAACTGGGTTGTAGTTCCGTGCGGGTTCTGGGACTGCTGGACGTTGCCAGCGGTGCCCGAGCTGGACACAAAGCCCGACCGACCCGGTTTCAAAGGCATGACCCCGCACCCGGTCACTAGGACCGAGAGCAGGGCGGAAAGAAGCAGGTAACGAGCTTTCATTTCTTGCGACGGATGGACTTGGCCACACTCCGACACTTGAGAGAGATGTACACGATGGTCGCAACGGCAACCCCAAACTGACCGAAAAGCACGAGTACTTTCAGTACGGGCTCCCCGATGTCCAGTATCCAGTTGGTGCTCGGGGCACCGAACCCGAGGACCGAGGCCGAGAATACCTTGAAGTTGTCAGTTGTCCACATGATTAGTTGGGTCCGCAATGTTTTCCTGAAGAGCCGCCCGGCTTCCGTGCCGGGCAACCCACGAACTGACCAAACTCTTAGCAGACGCCTACGGTGCCGAACTGGTCGCCACCCGTGTAGGTGCTGGAGCTAAGCACATCGCAATCGGGGAGGCCGATGTCGTACGTGCAGCGTTTGTAGATAATGGGGCAGATGTGCTGCGGGCGCTGCGGCTGGTAGGCGCGAGTAATCTGATACTTGTGCCAACCGTAGTCGCCGAACACGTTGCAGTCGTTATCGACGTGGTAATGCCAGTCGAGCTCGCCCATGTGGAGCTGCGGCGCGAACTTGAAGGAGCCCTCGCCGACATAACGCTCCGGGACGAGGCGTTTGAAGGAGTTGTCCGCGATGAGGAAGCCAATCTCGTACGGGGCAGTGAGCCACGCCGGATTGACCTTTGCGTAGGCAGTGTTCTTGCTCGCATTGGAGACAATCACCACCGGGTCAACCAGAGCCGGAACACCCGAGCCCGAGATGGAAGACGCACGCAGCGGGCGTTGGTCCACACCGAAGGTGATGCCACGGTACGCGGCTGCCGTCTCGAAGGAGTATGCCGTGAGGCTCTGCTCGCCGAACTTGAAGGAGCCGTTGGTGAGCGCGATGAGCACTTCCTTCACGCCGGTTTCATTGCGAAAAGACTCGATGATGTCCGAGCTGCCGATGAACCGGAACATGCCGCCGTTACCCTCGCCGAAGGTTTCCGCGAACAGCGCCTCTTTCATGTAGCGCGCAATCGCGTGCAGCGCCTTGAAGGAGACCGGACCCGTGGGGTTCAGCGGGGTGAACTTGACGCCGATATCCGTTTCGCTGCCGCCCGTAAACAGCGAGTTGAAGTCGTATCCCTTGGTCGCGTTGAACTTGGAGGCGGAGCGCAGATAGAGCTGCGCGCGGACGTCCGAGTTGACGTACTGAGTCACGAGCTTCTTCATGCTGTCCTCGGCAGAGAGGTAGCTGGACTTGAAGGCTGCGTAGCCTTTCTTCACGCACACGCGAGGACCGAAGCCACGCTTCGATTCGAGACGAGCCGTAAAATCGACGGCGTCCGTGAGGTCTTGAAGACCGACGGTGCCGCAAAGTTCGGTGTCGCAGACGAAGGTCGGCAGGGCGAGAGAGTCGCCGGGGGCCGCCTGCATCTGGACGGAGTTGCGGATTTCGTCAGAGACGCCAGACGGGAAGGTGCCGCCGCCGATGACGTTGATGAAGGGGGAGTTGGCCGCGAGGGACTTGGCGATTGTGCCAGTGAGGCGCGAAGTGTCCTTGCGAGCGATATCCGAGAGGGTTGCGGGAGTGAGACATTGACCGGCCATAAACTAAAATCTTTCTTGGACCCCCCAAAGGGGTCGGGTTAACTTGTGCCACAGGGGGTTGTGGCGGACCTTGCCTCGCGAGCCAACCGAGACATTTAGGCTCAAGTCCTTCCCGGAACGTGGAAAGAAGATTTTAGTTCCATTTTAATATCTGTGCCAAGTTGTCCCGATGTCAATGTACAAAACGATTCCTCACGTAGTCCAACACCGAGTCGTCCTTGATTCCGTGCAGGAAGCACAGCTCCGCGTCAATCAGCGCGTTTAAACGCTCCGCCGAGATAGTCTTCTCCTGCCAGAAGCTGTTGATTAGAGGGCAGTCGGCCCACCCGGCCCGGGAAAAGTCCTTGGTCAGGTGGAAGTCCCACCCGTACATCGGGGGACATCCGCCAATTTTCCGGCTTATCAGGTGGAGGAAAGCAAGGTCGCCGCTGAACATCGCATTGCCGTTGACGTGGGGCTTCGGGTAGGGGACCATGGCCCCGAATACCTTCACGGGCTTCATCGGGTTGGCATTCACCTTCCGCCAAGCCGCCATCAGTCGGCGGTGCCAATCCGGCACAAGAGGGCTCGAATCCGCTTCCATGCTCAGAATTGCCTCGTACTGGGGAAGCCTTTTGGCCTCCACGAAAGAGTAGATGTGGTCCATGGTACCGAACCAGAGGTCGTTGCACCCCGCAGGCCATCCGGTCCCGCGTCGATGGCGGTTGATGTAGTGGTGAACCTTGAACTTGGAGGACACGTACTCGATGGTCTTCATGTCGTGCTCGCAGTCGAACCGGGACACGAACAGCACGTCCACTTCGTCATTGTGCCGGGGCTCTAGGTCTGCCACGAGTCTCGCGAGCCGCATAGCCTGCGCCCGGTCCCCGTTCCAATATTGGATTGCCAGCAGTAGCTTGCTCATGCGATTGACTTTATGTTGTTGGGGCCGTAAACATGGTCCCCTACGTGCCCACACACGAGGCCCATGTCTACGTGGGGCTGGTGTCCCGACTGGGCGGCCCGGATGCAGAAGGTCACGTCCTCGCCCATCCCTAGACTGGAGTGGACGTTGGACCGGGCGCGACCGGTCGATATGACACTCCTTGCCTCGGCGATTCTTGCGGACTCGGACACCGAAGTATCCCCGAGAATGGCGAGAGCTTGCTCGGTGGCAGTCTTAATATCATGTTCACTGCTTGTGAACCAGTGCCCATAGTCCCCGGAAGCATTGCGGGCGAGATGGGGGAACTGGGTCTCGATGTCGAGGAACACAGAACGGTGGATGAGCATACAGCCGGTGCCGACCCACTTTGTGGGCTTGCAGAGGTCATGGGGAGCCCGGCGGGCGTACGCCTCTTCCTGCCGGTCCGCGTGGCCCTCTGCGTAAACCGGCTTGCCATGCGCCCAGCGTCCGAAATATAGGCCCCCAACCAGTGTTTTACCGTGGGAAAGCAGACGGTTAATGGAGTGGAGTCCGGAAAAGAATTCCGAATGGCCGAAGCGAGTGAATGAATTAAAAAGTTGAGCATTTCCAAAGGGGACAATCATGTCGTCATCGACCGTAAAAGCCCATTCAATTTTCGATTTCAGGAAGTTATCAGCAAGCTTGTTTCGGGAGTGCGCGATGAACGCGTCCCCGAAGTCCAGCATCACCGCCATCTTCTGCCGGTCCAGTAGGTTGAGAATCGAGAAGGCGGTGCGCGGGTTGGTGTACTTGTAGCTCGGGGTCAGGATGCACACTGACTTCCCTTCCCACATGGCCTCTTGCACCTTGGACATCCCGGGAACCGCCCGGACGTCAAACACTTTCTCGACCGCCGACAGGGAGATAGGTTTTGAGCCCGCGTCCCACTGCTTGACCAGACCCTCCCCGACCTCGAAGAAGTTCGCCGCCTCCTGTAGTGTAGGGAAGCTGCGAACCTTCTGGAGGACGAGTTCTCTTAGGTAGGACATGAGATTATTGGGCGGAATCAGCTGCCTCGCGAGCGTATCGGTCGAGGGCCTCCTCGGCAGTCTCGCTGTGAGCGGGCTTGCCAGACTTGCCCTCCGCTGAGGTGTTGCGGAGGCGGCCTGTGGAGCCGTTCTTGACCTTCGCCAAAAGGTCGTTCGAGGCTTTCAGCTCGCCGGTGAGCTTCGTAATCTGGGCTTCCGAGGTGCTCTTCAGGGCGCTAAGCTCGGCACGGGCGCGGAAAAGCTCGGGGCCCGCGAGGGCTAGGGTGGCACGCATCTCCGGAGAGTCGTCGGCAATGGCTTCCTTCATATACTGCTCGGACTCTTTGACCAGCTCGTTGTGCTTCGCAACTTCCGCCTTCTGCGCGGCGGTGGCCTTCGCATCTGCCGTCTTCGGTTTCAGCCATTCAAACTCTGGGAGGAGCCCCTTCAGGGTGGTCTCCGCCCGGACCTGTAAGGACTTTTTCTGCTCCTCGGTCTGGGCCGCGCGGGTCTTCAGAAACTGGTCGGAGTTCTGCTTCGCGACCTCGATTGCCTTGGCCTTCCTCTCGGTGATGTCTTCGTTCTCGACGAGTTTGCTCTCGATGGCACGGCGGGTGACCGGGCTCAGCTTGGCTAGGATGGGCTCCCAGTCCACTCCGTTCGGGCCCCCGAGCGCCTTAATCTTGTCGATGGTCTCCGACGTAGCGCCCGCTGCCAACAGCTTCGTGTAGATTGTGTCCGTGTTGGCCTGCGCCTTTGCGTCGAAGGCTTTGAACTCGGGGTCTGACTCAACGTCCAAGCCCCTGCGGAACGAGCGCAATTCTTCCAGTTCCTTCTTGATTTCGGGGGTCATCCCGTCGCCGAGAGACTTGACCTTGGTCTCCAGCTCAACCCTCGCGGCCTCCACTCCGGCGGCCTTCTTGGTGAGCTCAACAATCTTCTCGCGCGCGATGCGTTTGACCGTGTCGAACGCCTCCCCAGTCTTCGGCTTCGTGTGGGGCGGGAGCTCGACGGCATCCAGTTCGTCCTTCTCCACCTCGGGAGCGGCGGCTTCGGGAGCAACCTCGGGGGCAACCTTGGGAGCAACCTCGGGAGCAACCTCGGGAGCAACCTCGGGGGCCGAGTTGGATTCGCCTTCGCCTCCGGTGGCTTCCTCCATCATCCGGTCGAGGGCGCTTGCCGTGTTGAGGTCCTCGGAGGGAAGTCCTTCGAGCTCGGGAATTTCGTCTTGGGTGTCAGCGGGCATAGTCAGTTCGTGGGTTCGTTGGTGGTACCCTCAGAGTCTTTCCAGAGGGCGTCGTTGTCAATGGAGGGGTAGCTCTCAGAATTTCCCGCCGCTTCGACGGGGCGGGATGTCCGGAGAGAAAGTAGAAAAGCGATGGAGGCGGTGTAACCGGCGACCTCCCCGCTACGCACGAGGGTCTTGTTGACGTGCGCGCCGTCCAAGAGTGCCGGGCAGGCCGACGACAGCAGGCTGAGGCACTTCTGCCCCGCTGAGCTCTCAACAAAGGCCCGGACGGTGGCCGCGTCTTCCGAGGTCCACTCTGGCAACACGTCTTCGTTTGGAATAAACATATCAGGCGGTGGGGGCTGCGTCGGTTATCACGTTGGCGGTGGCCGGGTCAACCGGGGCCCCGTCGATGGCGGCTCCTGCCACTTGTTTTTGCTGCTCGGCAGCTTGCTTCAGCTGTTCCATTCCCGCTCGGAGCTTCGTGATAATGTTGAGCGGCTCGGCAAGCTCCTGCTCGGTGGCTCCCGCTTGCAGCGCCATCTGCGCGTGACCCTCAGCGTGGGCAAGCATCGCGTTCAAAATCTCAACCGCGTGAGGGTCCTGCACGGCAGCCTGCGCGGTGCTCTCCATCGCAGGCAGCAGCACCGTGAAATGCACCAAGTGATTGTCTCGGGGGGACACCGGAACGTCAGCGCCCTGCCCGGCAATCAGTGTCAGCTCCAGCATCTGGAGCCGAGTCTGCTCGGCAGTGACCGTCGGGTCCTCTTCGGGGAGCAGCACCTCGTTGGCGAACTCGGCGTCGATGAGCGCCGTCAGCTTCTTCTCCTCCAGCTTGCGCTGGTTGTACAGCGGATTCCCCCGGGCCTCAGCGGCAACGGAGACAATCTGCTGACGCTTCTGCTCGGTGTAGTCCCGGACGGTCTCAACCACCGTCTGGGCGGACAGATAGTCCAGCTCCTCCCGAGTCATCACCTTGAGCATCCGCTCTTGCATCTTCTTGGCATCCTCTTCGCCTGTGTTGGCGTCGCACAGCCGCTTCTGCATGGACGACACCAGCGACGCGAACTGGACCAAAAAGCGGGCGATGATGCTGTCCTTTGTCTCCCCCTCTCGGGAAGCGAAGAACTCAACCTGCGCCTTTGTCACCCGTTCGCCCTCGAACACCTTCGGGGTGGTCGCCCCGGCCATGCTGTCGAGCAGCGAAGTCAGGAACTGGTCCAACTTGAGGAAGGGCTCCACGCCCGATTCCAGTTTCCGCTCAGAAATGTTGTAGCCCTGCCCGATGAGGATGGCGTTGCCGACCACGGACATTTTGAACCGGCGGAGCGCCTTGTCGTCCGCTTGGATAATCATCTTCCCGGCCAAGTTCAACCGGTCCACCACCTCGTTGCGGGAGCGGTCGAGGATTCCGGCCATCGCGTACAGTTCGCGCCCAATTCCCTTCGAGCCGTGGAGAGTTCCGTTGCCCTGCTGGAAAGCAAAGAAGGCCACCGCGTCGGCCATCGACGGATACTGGTCCTCCGACGTGAACAGCTCCTTGAACGTCAGGTCTTGGAGGATGTAGTGGGAGACCTTCCCGTCAATTTCAGCCGCGAACAGGTGCCAGACTGTGACAACCCGCGAACCGGCCTCGTGGGAGAGCCCTACGCTGGATTCCCGAATCAAATCTTCATGGACCCGACTCCAATCAGAGAAAGAGCTGCGCCGGTCGTCGGGCATCGACGCATTCAGCGCGGTGACCACGTTTTCCACGTTCCAGCCGCGCGTTTCCGCCGCTTTTGGGTCCTCGACGAGCAGAAAGAGCTCGTGAATCAGGAAGGTCTCCTTCATCACGACAATCTGGGCCGATTTGGGACTCTGCTTCATACCGGTGGGCACGAAGAACTGGTCCTGCCGGAAGAATTTGGGCATCCAGTGGAATTCGTCGAGCCAAGCAGCCGCCGCGAAGCCGAAAAGAGCGTTCTCCTGTGCTAAATCGGCGCAGAAGCTCCTCCACTCGGGATGGGAGCGGATGGTGGAGGTGATTTCGTTGCGGAATACCTCAGTTTTGATGCCCGAGCCGAGGGTTTCCTCGGGGAGAGCGGAGTTTGTGAGGTACTTTACGCCGTCGATGGCCTGCACAAACCTCGGGGCCACCTTGTCAACCAGCATCGGGAGAGGTTTGGTGGTGAAGTTGGACTTCCATGATAGCCCCTCGGACTCCAGCGCGCTGGTAGAGAATGGCCGCTCACTGTTGTACTTGGACATGATGCGCGCGTTCTTCACGTTGCGCTCTTTGCTCGCCATCTCGACCGTAGTGATGATGTTCTGGGCCTGCTTGACATCCCGAATCGCTCGGTTCCGGGGGGCCAGCGACTTGGACAGGTCTGGCTGGCTCACCGCGCCGTCGGATATCGTCTGGGTGGGCGAGGATTCGCTTAGATGGTCATTCGGCATACAAAATATAGGTGTCTGAGGGTTCTACAATGTCAAGGTGCATTCGTCACGGGCCACTTGCCCAAGTCACATTTCTTTGTGGCGACGTGGACCGCCAGCGGGAGCCAGCAGGAACACTCAAGGCACTGGTTGGTGCTCTTGTCGCGCCTCGGGCAGGTGTCGCAGATGTTCGTCCGGGCCTGCGCGACCGACTTCGAGACAAGTACGTTCTCTCCCCGGGCCATCGCGGCCATCGCCCGACCCGCCTCAGCGGCGGCCTTGAAGGGATTCGGAAGCATTATTCGCGCCTCCAGCAGTCGGCGGGCTGGCCGACCTCGGAAACGGGCTCGTTCTTCAGGTGGATGGACGTTTGGCAGTCCTCCCCGAGGATACGGCAGGGAAAAAGGGCCTTGTTCACGGAGCCCTTCTCCCCGAGAATCGTACGACGAGCCCCTGTAACAGACGAGATGCAGCTCTCACACGCGGTGGATAGCGGCTGCTGCCGGGGGCACCGGAGGCAGATTTCAGAGCGTCGGATTGCCTCGGCCTCGTCAACCCGGGGGAGTGCGCCAAACTGTCTCAGTCTGGCGAGAGTGAGTGCAAACCAGTTTAGCACCCGGGAGTTTACACTGTCGTTTACACGCTGCGGGGGCTGGGGTTGCGAGTCTGGGCTACAGAGCCCGGGGTATAGGGCACACTGCTGCGTGTTTACCTCCGCCTCTGGGTTCCCGGGGGGCATCCCGTTTCGGACCCGGTAGGCAGCGACGGTGCGGAACAGGTCCCTCCACGAGTCCCCGCGATGTTTCACGCCTTGGGCGTCCGTGAAAATATACCCGTCAGGTGGGTAGAGGTTGGGATTGAATGTCATAGGTAGTCGAATCGGTTGGTCTCGTCACATCGGGCTGAGTCCCGGTCGTCGTCGGAGTCGCTGATGTCCGCTATCGCGGCATCCTCGGTCATCGACGGGATGAACCCAGCCGCCCTCCGAACCGCGTGGACAATCAGGGTCACCGCGTCCGCTTTGTCCGGGGACTTGTTCTGGTTGCGGCTCTTGTACTCGGGCTTCGACTCCACCTTGCACTTCTTCCCCTGTGCGCGGAAGAGTCGGCTCGTGAGCTGCGGCTTCACGTCGGAGAGGTCCAAACCGGGGGAGGCGAAGCAACACCGGAACTCGATGAACTTCTTCAGCGCGAACCAGAGCTCCGACTGCATCCGGTCGTAGAGCTCTGCGCCGGTCCCAGTGTCCTCCATCATCAGCTTGGTATCGCTGGCACCCTCGGAGTAGTTCACCCCGACAATCTGTCCCCAGTTGTACCGCAGAAGGTCGTACACCCCCTGCCCGTTTCCGGTACGGTCAATCGCCAGCCACTCGGGCTCGATGCGCGCCAGCTTCGCCACGCGCTCGACCTCCGCTGCCATCGCAATGGTGTCCCCGACCGGCAACTGGAAAAGCTGTTCGATGAGCAGCAGGTGCCGGGGACGAGCCCGGCCCTTCTGGTCTTTGAAGAAGACGGTTTCGCCATCCGGGTGTGCGAGGGTGGCCGGGTACTTTACCGCCGTAGCCTGCCCAAACAGCCCCTTCGCGAACTCCGCCCGGTCTCCGCCCTCCAGCGCCATGTCCACCCCGCCGACAGAGCGTGGGACGTCGAACCAGATGACCTCGGCCTTCCACCGCTCCACCATCCCGGGCGCGATGATGGTCATCACGGTTCCCGTGGGCGGGAAGCACCCGCGCGCCATGGACCAGTACCCCGGGGAGTTCATACCGCCCGAGTTCTGGATGATGAGGTTGAACCCCTCCCGGGTCTGCAACCCTTCATAGACCACCCGACCCGTCAGCACGTTCTCGCTCTTGGCAGCGTCCAACCGGACCACGTACCACCCGCGCGAGGAGGTCCATTCAAAGTGTGCGTCGGGGTCGAAGGACGCCCAGCCGTCCGGGGGCTCGCATCGTTGCCCAACCGGGTCGTTCTGGTCGGTCGGGTTAAACGCCCCGATAATCTTCAGACCCGACCCGTTGGTATTGGAGAGGAGGTTGTCGATGTCCCGCCAGATGCCCCCGGGGATGTTTGCAATTTCGTCGAGGAAGATGAACAGCCGGGACTGCTTGCCGAACAGTGGGTGGGGCTTCTTGCGGTTGCTTCGCTTCACGCCCTGCAGTCGGCCAGCCGCCTTTTTGCCGAGCGGGATTACGACGCCCGAGATTGAGCTCTTGCGCTCGCGGAGGTTCAGCCCGATGAAGAGTTTCCCAACGGTGCCCGGGAGCGGGATGCGGGAGTTCTTGTGGAGCTGGACTAGGTGTGTAAACAGGTTGTCTTCCAAGTGCTGCTCACTCGGTCCGAGCACCTTGACCGTGGTGTACTCCGGGTCCCGAATCCATTCGAGGAAAAGTTTAATCGCCATCGAAAAGGATTTCGACATTGACCCTGCGCCCATCAGCAGAATGTTGTTGTGCTGCTCGAACGCGCGCCACACCCGCTGCGTGGAGTCCGGTCGCGGGTCGAACTGGGTGGTGCCCCAGAGCATCAGCGCGGCCTCCTCCAGCCCGTCGTTATTGAGCAGCCAGTGGAGCAGAATCCCGAGCAGCGTGAATGCCTGCTCCTTGGTCTCCACCCGGGTCTTGAGCGACGAGAAGTCCCGCACCAGCTTCGCCGCGTCAATCACCTTCTCCTCGGCGAGGAGCTGGGTAACCTGCTCGGCAAGCAGCTTCTGAGGACAGTCGGAGGCGAGCATATCAGGGGAAGAGAATCTGGAGCCGGGTAGAGAGGCAGAGGTAGGAGGCGGAGACGCGCTGCATGTAGTTCCAGCTCCCCGCCCGGACAATTACGTCGTGGATGTTATCGAAGAGCACGGCGAACGGGATGAGAACCGCTACCAAGGTAGCGAGCAGGAGGATGAGTATGGACTTCATAGATTCAAATCGCGGAGAACCTCACGCGGGGTTTTTCCAAAGGTAGACTTCCCGTTTGCGTACTTGAAGTCGATGTCCGCCACCGCGTCGAATCCGCCGTGGCTCCAGAACTGTATCATCGGATTCGGCAGCGTCGCCATCTCTTCTGCATAGGCCCGGTCGAGGTTGACCCACTCGTAATCGTCGCGCATGTACTGGTAGGCAAAGGCCCCCATGACATTGGACTCGGAGAAGTTCGCGGCGTCGCTTCGGTTGGACTTCTGGGCGTACGCGCCGACCCCATACACGTAGTCCTCGAAGGGCATCTGGTGCTGGTTGCTGACGTGGCCGCGCACGCGGGGGAACAGCGACCTCGGGTACATCAGCGGAAGCCGACGCATGAACTCAAACTCGGGAGTCCACCCGAGGGCAGCCTCGGTTCCTTTGCGCCACGGCTCAATTCCCGGCGCGTACTCGAGCAGCTCCTCGTAGGAGTTCATCAGCATGACCGGTTTCCCGTTGCGGAAAAAGGGCTCGGGGGTGAAGGCCCCGGAGACTACACAGTCCGAGCCGACCAGCCAAATGTATTCTGCCCGCGCGCAGAGCACGTCTCCCATCATCATGGAGACCTGTGCGCGGAGGTTGCCAAGACCGGGGGGTCCGTCCACCACCCATACCTCAGCTCCGGGGTATTCGCGCGCAGCGATTGCCCGGGCATCCGCCGAGTCCTCATAGGAGACCGAGATGACCGGGGGGAGGAATCCCTTCATGTGCCGGTACAGCGACCGAAGGTTGACAGCCAACCACGGGAAATCTTTCTTGTACGAGGCGATGAGTACTTGATGAGTCATAGTCCGAGACGCGCAAAAACTTCACGAGCCGTTGATATACTGTCGAACCTGTCCGTCACTTTGTCAAGCCCCCCGTGGCTCCAGCCCTCCGCCACAAACCCCTTCGACGGGTTGGCGTGTTGCTTCAGGTCGAGCCACTCGTAGTCGTTGTGGAAGAACTCCTGCGCGATTGCGCCCAAGGTCTCGAACTCGCAGAACCCCTGCGGGAACTCGTTCTGACGCCCGAGCAGATACTTCTCCAGCCCCTCTGGGTGCTGCTTCTGCACCGCTCGCCGCAGCTCGACGTACACGCCCCGGTAGTGGACATACGGCGGCGTACACATGGTCGCCAGCTTCACATCGCCCCCGAGCGCCTCGTCCACCCGGCTCTTCCACATGCCCGGACCCCACGACTGGTCGAGGTCCGCGAACCGGTTGAAGATTCCGAGCAACTTGCCGTCGCGCATCCACCGGTCTGGGGACACCGGCTGGGTGAATACGGTATCCGCGTCGAGATGGAAAATGATGTCGGTGTCGAGCAGCAGGTCCGCGCAGCACTGCCAGAACTGGTGCCAGTTGAACCCCGCGCCCGGCCACTCCTCTCCGGTAACCAGCCGCACTCCGTACTTCGCGCACACCCCCGCAAACATGAACTCGTCCCGGCGCGGGACGAAGCACACGGCGTCATTGAACCCGCGCGCGAACTTGGCGTAGCTGCGGATGGAGTACTCGAACCACTCGATGTCTTTCCCGCAAGTGTTCCAGAGGAGCCCCGAGGTCATAGCCCGAGCCTTCGGAACAGCTCCATCGGGCTCTGCACCCCGCCAAGGGCCGGGCCGAAGTCGTGCTGCCGGTTCAACCCTCCGTGACTGTAACACTGCGCGATGTGACCAATCGACGGATGGGTTTCCTTCTGAAGGTCGAGCCAGTAGTAGTCCTGCTCGTAATAGCGATAGGCGACGGAGCCCAGAGTCTCGAACTCGCAGAACCCCTGCGGGAAGCTATTCTGCTGCCGGTTGACGTAGGCTGCCCAGCTATGGTTGTGCTTCTCCACCGCCTCGCGGGTCTTGGCGTAGACGTTGCGGTAGTGGCAGTGCGGATGCCCGGTCATCGTGGCGCGCGTGGCGTCCCCGCCGATGGCGTCGTCCACCCGAGACTTCCACTGCCACGGGCCTTCACGCCCGCCGGTCAGCAGATGGTCGAAGGAGACGTACGGACAAATCAATTTCCCTCCACGGACCCAGTCCTCCGGACCGGATGGACTAGTGAACATGGTATCCGCGTCCATGTGCCAGATGGCGTCAGCCTCGGGAAAAGCCATGTCTGCCTCGCACTGCTTGAGCTGGTGCCAGTTGAAGGACTTGTCGGGCCAGTCGTTCTCAGCCAAAAGGGTTATGCCGTTGCGCTCGCACGGTTCGCGGAATGCGTCTCTGTGCCGGGAAGGGACCAGACAGGCAACGGAGTGGAACCGGCCACGGGCGAACTTAGTAAACGAGGCTGCGCTGTACCGGAACCACGGGAGGTCCCCTTGGTAGGTGTTCCAGAGTAGAGCGGTTTTCATGCCTGAAGAGGCGGAGTTCTTTTTGTTGCGGGGCTGCCGGAATACGTTATGGCCCCAAATTACCGGTTCCTGCGCCCCCTCAGTTTTACTCCGCCTCGCGGTTGGATTTGTTGCCCCCGAAGGGATTCATTCCAATGGCCGCATGGTTTGAGTTGGCGCGGGTAGTTTAACGGGCTCAAGGCCCGAAAGCGTTAACTGACGGTGACCACGATAGTCGGTGCCGGGGGCACAGACGGAATGGCCGGGCCGGTGGCGGACGCAGACAGTGCGCTGTTGCCCACGAAGTTCTCAGCGCGGACAGCCCAAGTATACACACCGGGCAGCGGGTTGAGAATGTTGAGGGACGGCACAGGTGAGGGTGCGACAGCAGCCTTGAAGGCGAGGGCGCTACCGTCTTTGGATTCGTATACGGCGTAGCGAGTGACACCATCTTCGGAAGGGTTTGCGGGCCACGAAAGGGTAATTGTGGTAGAGGGCATGTTTGTTTTTCTGTACTGTTCTGTTTTATGGTTGCGGGGGCAGGAATCGAACCCGCGACCTCGGCTTATGAGACCGGTGTTTTACCACTTCACTACCCCGCAGCAGGACCGACGCGGACCTGAAGGCTCCGGATGAGGGAGCGAGCTATAACCACAATCCGGAACTGGCGGGGTTTGCTGCCCTGCCAAAGTTGCGCTAACTTCACAGAAAGATATGCTCCGCGAGGTGGTGATGTCAACCAAATATCGGGTCCAATTCCACATGCGAAAGCAGCACCCACCGACCCCCTATCGCGATGAAGTGCGACGCCGAGCGGCAGCAGTAGAAGACGGCTTCTTGGCCTTCGATGACCGGTGGCATGGAGCTCCTTTCTCCACTGCCTTCGGATGGCCGGAAAAACTGTTGGTCGCCCGTGCAATTAAACGGCTCTTTGCTACGGAGTCCGCTGTGTTCATTTTTGAGATGGTACATAAATCAAACATGTTGGAAGGATACCCCACCCACCACCGACTTGTCAACAACTAAGTACGCAACGCTGCGCCCCCCAGAGGCTTCCCTCACAACCAGCACTCCCGAGCCGTCCATCAGTCTCGGCACCATCCCCCGGAAGTTCTTCTGGTCGGTTCCACCGTCAAAGCGGGGAACCTTCCCCATCCGGCAGTCCACGGTCAGCCGCTGCGTCACTTCGTCAATTAGTTTTAGGTCCATTGAAATAGCCGTTCTGTTTTAATACAAACTGAATTGAGCTCTTGCTCCAGCGGCGGCCCCCGCTCGGGCTCGGGAACCGGTTCTCCAGCAAATCGTCGGACACCTCCGACAGCGACGCGCCTCCAACCCACGAGCCTATCATCACACTCAACGCCCGCAACTCAATCTCGGCAGCCACCGGGTCCTTGTTGTCTCCGTAGCGGCGGGTTCCGCCACAAGGGCGTCCCGTCGCAAGGGCCTTCTTCCGACGTCCCGACTGTAACTTCCTGCACAACTGCGACTTCTCCCACTGTGCGAGCGCCCCGAGGAGCTGACGAATCAACACGCGGGTCGGGTCGCCCTCCGCGTTTACCAGCTCCTCACCAGAATCGGCGGAAAAGACTTGGATGCCCCGGCGTTTACACTCTGCGAAGAAAAGCTCTGAGACGATGAGGTCGCGCCCGAGACGGTCAACTCGTTCCACCACAATGGTATCGACGCCCAGCTCGGGCGTGCAGAGCTCGATAGCCTCCGTCAGGACTGGCCTGTCCATAACGGAGTCTCCTCCGGACTGCTGCTCGCGGAAATCCCGCAGAACAGACCACCCCTTGGACTCGCAAAACTTGCGAATGGATTCAAGCTGGCGCGGAAAGCCATCCCCTTCAACCTGTTGGGCGGTGCTGACGCGCAGATAAGCAAAGACTCGTTTCATGCAGGCTTAATCTCGCACGCCTGCTTTATCCTGTCAAGCTCCCCGGACGCCGCGAAGTCGAGCAGCAGCTCGGCGTGTAAACGTATCCACTTCTCGTTGTGGTCAAAATGCGCCAGATGGGCCAGCTCGTGGCAAACCAGCTCCAGAACCCTGTACGGCTCCAGCCGCCGGAGGTCGAAGGCCAGTTCCCCTTCAACGCTACAGTGCCCATCCTTCCGAACGGCCTCCCGTGGCCGCAACTCCCGGATGGATTCCAGTCTGAGGCCGTGCTTATCGGCGTAGTGCCAACAGAGAGATTCGACAAGAAGCCAGATGGGGGTGCGGGGTGTGGTGGTCTTCATTGCGAGGGTCGAAATTATGGTGGGATTTTTTATTCCGCGCGGGAAGGGCTGAGCGAGCTGCGCCCCCGGAATGTCCCCCCGGGCCGATTTCGGGTCGCCGGGTGCTCGAACGGTGTCCCGGACAGTGTCCCGACAGGACCGTCCAGCGTGTGGACACAGTCTGGACGCGGGACAGTCACATGGGACAGTGCGACGCTCAGACGCTGCCCTACCCCCCGAGAATGCGCGGGACTCACGCATTCTGGGCGTACTAGTCGGCCTCGAATGTGCGCTCGGGCCGGGCTAATTTCGCTCAACCTGCGGTTCATGTAGGGGTTTCCCCCAAGCTGTCGTTCAACAGGTTGGGCGTCAGGGTCTTGGGGGCGGGGAAGTCGAGGTGCTCTTGGGCTCGGGCCATGAGGGTGGCGGGTGTCTCCTTCCGCATGGCGCTGCTGTTCAGGGCGGCCACCACGGCGGCGTGTAGCGCGTCGCCACTCACGGCACCCTCTTCGGTCTCACCACGCTCGTTGCGTTCGGCCACCGAGTCCCCAAGCGCGGCGTAGCACATGTTCTGGGCGTTCTGGATGGCCGTGGACAGGTCCCGGACGAAGGAGCAACTCAGCTTCAAATCGTGGCCCGGCTTCTCCGACGATGCGCCATTGCGGACCATGCCGATGAGCTCGCGGGGGCCGCGCTCTTCATAGGCTGCCATGATGCCGGTCAAAAGGGAGCGGAACCGGTGGGCCTGCACGAAGTTCAATGCCCGGTTCTGGGCGCGTTCATAGTCGCCCGGCTTGTTGCTCTTCGACATCACAGAGAGCCGCCGCACCTTCTCGGACCAGCCCTCTTGCTCAGCAAGCGCCTGCACCAGAGCAGGTTCGAGGTCGAGCGCAGCCGCTGTTCGGCTCACGTCGCCGACCAACGTCATATAGGTCAGGAAAATCTGGCTGATGTCCAGCTTCGTCTTATCTATCTTCATCACAACGGTTTGCGTTTGTTCGCGTCCCACCAAATCGACCGCTCGACGCCACGTCGAAGCTTCTTACTGGCCTCGTGCAACTTGCGGATGTGCTCGGGGGCAGACTGGAAAAGGAAATCTGCGTCGGACTGTTTCTTCTTCGGCTCAGGCATACAAAAGAGAGATGCGAACGAAAAGCTCCGCGTCAACTTGCGGGAGATTGCGCCCTTAAAGTGGGGGGTAGAGCTCCCAGCTATATCTACTAACACCAAAAATGGTATTCTGATATCTATTATGTGTAGTGAATAAATATAATAAAGAGAAGAGGTGGAAAGCACAAAGACATGCCGTGCTCTTTCGGGTTAGTGGATATAGCTGGGAGCTGTACCCCCCACTTTAAGGGCGCAATCTGGGGCCTCCTTGACAGCCCTTTTCTTTGTGTTAGGTTGGTAGGTGGAAGATATCCGGACACTTAAACGAAATGACACGGTGACGCTTGGTCGCAACTGCGAAACGCTGACCGGCACACTCTTGTACTCCTATCGCCTCTCCGTCGTATGAGCGAAAAGTCTAATCCGCTGTTCTGGCAGTTCTGCTCCATCCGTTGGGTGGGGACCCAGCACGACACGAAGGAGGCGGGCACCACGGGCAGACCGCCCCAGCCCCCGCACTGGGAGACCTATGTGAGGACGCCGTACGGCAAGTTCATCCTCGACTTCCCCTCGCGTGTCCGGGCTGCCGAGTACGCAGACATCGTGAAGCTTGCCATGATGGAACAGAACCTCCTCCGCAACTCGACGCGCCCGGTGAAGTTCAACTTCCCGCGCGACCACTACCCCGGAGACATCAAGCCTCTCGTCGGCTCCAAGCTCCGCCAATTTCTCGACAAGGCCAACCACAAACTAAACTCCAAACTCCAAACTCAACCTGCCACTAAATGAACAGCACATTTCAATACTCCGACCGCCACGAATCCTTTTTCGGCTATCGTATCTACATCAAGGGCATCATCGTGAAGGAGGTAGGCTTCGGCACCGAGGCCGACGCCGGATGGGCCGCCGACAAAGCACGCAGACTCCTCACTCCCTTCATCGGCAAGAGCAGGCCCTACAACTTCCCGGACCGGGTCCAGCAAATGACGGAGTCTGAGATGGGCTCCCTCAGCGATGCGTTGCTGGCCTTTTACCATCAACTGTGCCTCGCGTTTCCCTCCGCGTTAGCACCTGCGCTCGCGGTGTCTCCGGCACCAGCCGCTGCACCGGCACCGAAACGCGTGATGTCGGTCACCCAACGGGCGGACCTTCAAGCCCAGATTGCAGTGGCGTCTCATAAGCGGGACTGCCTTCTCGCGGCTGCAACGAACATCCGCGCGGCGTTCGGCGCATACCCGGAAGGTCGTCTCGGCACGACGGTAACCTACCTCAGCGGGCAGGCGGCCCGGCTTGACATCGAAGTCTTCGGGTTGGAGAAGCAGCTCCCCGCGCCCGTAGTCTCCCCACTTGACACTGAGACCACCTGATGTATCTTCCTCATCGACCCTAAACCACAACCCAAAAGCATAACCCCATGAAATACATAAGTGCCCTCCTCCTGTTCCTATTCGCAATGCTCACCGCACCGCTACAAGCACAGACCGCGAACAACTGGGTCCAGTTCTACATTGACCCGGCCATCGCAGCCACCGCAAGTATCGCCACCATCCGGGCCAACCTCGTGAAGTACGTGGAAGACCTGAACTTCATCCTCGCCAAGAACACCGGGCGCAAGTTCGACTTCAACCCGGCCACGGGAGTCATTGTCACCAGCACGCAACCCTTCGACGGAATAGTTCCGGCGGGCGGGGCTCCTCAAGTTGGGTATCAAATCCGAATCTGGGTCCAGAAAAGCAACGTGGACGCCAGCACGGGCGGGTTTCATTCCATCCACTCCAACGGGGACGCCGTGATAAAAGACCTTTACTGGAACAAATTCTACAGCCCCTCCGCGCTGACCTCTCTCCAAGTCGTAGACTACGCTCGTCAGCTTAGGACCCTTCTGCGCCCCTTCGGTAACATCTGTGGCCTCAGCCGGGAGACTGGAAACTACTGGAACCTCGCCGACGCCATCAACCCGACGGGGTATCCGTCTTCGGTGCTGCCCGACATGCACGCCTTCAACGATTGGGCTGTGCCCATCTTCAACCCCACCGACACCTATTGGGGCACGAAGGGAGACTACGCCGGGGAACCAATGTTTGCCTTGCCCTTCCCGGCCGCTGACCGCGCGGCCATCCGGGCAACTTACGTCTTCAGCACCCTGTCGGCCAAGGTCATCCGGTCCAACTATCGCTGGCCCACTTCCAACCCGCCGATGGCCAGCACCACCGGGCTGCAAGTCACCGTCATCGACGCCGAGAGCTGCCTCCCCCTCACGGTCGCCCAAGTCTACCTCGACCGCACCGGCCCTTTCCAGACCCCCGGAATCATCTTCCCCTTGCCCGTTCGCACTGGCCCGGGCACCTACACCTTCGACTGGCAGCCGCTCGGGGGCGGAGTCGGAGTGTTCCTCGACCCCATCCGGGTCGTCGAGGTGACGTCCCCCGGATACACGTCAGAGTTTTTTTACCTGACCGGCATCGACCTCTTGAGTTCCGGCGTCTATGGAAGCCCCAACTGGACCCGAGAAGTCTATCTCCACCGACCCAACCTCCGGATTTCCATTGCGCCAAATCGTGCCGTGACGGTGTCCAAGCTGTGCCTTGGCCTTACGTGGGAGCTTCAGTCTTCCGAGGACTTGGTAAATTGGACGACCATCTTTGCCAACACCCAGACGACGACCTCCTCGACTATGAACTTCCCGCACCCAACGGGCGCACCGGAACGCCTCTTCTACCGCACCCGCATCCCCACGGCTTGCCCCGTCGTCGCCAGCCTGTCCGCACCCGAACAGTCAGCCACCACCACCACCAGCGCGAAGACCGCTAGCACCACCACCAGCACCACCAGCACCACCAGCACCACCACCAGCACCAAGAAAATTGAGCTGCCGCCGCTGCCGAAGCCCGCCAAGCTACGGAAAAACTGATTGACGCGGGGCACGGGGAAATAGTCGAAAATAATTCTTGCGCCGTAAGCGGTTTACTGTATATTGACGCCATGAAAAGACACGCGAACGAAGAAGTGGTGGAAAAGCTGAAAGGCTACAGTGCGGCATCTGCCAGTCTCGCATCATGGGCGGCCTGTTTTAATGAAGCCAACGGTGCTGGCCGCATGACGGTGTGCTGGCCGCGCACGTCAGACTCCGAAGGCTCTGGAGAATATTACGAGGCGGTCTGTTTGAACATCAACGAGGCCGAATCGGCGGAAGCCGAACTCTACGAAATCGTGTCTGGCTGCTGATTGACGCGGGGCACGGGGAAATAGTCGAAAATAATTCTTGCGCCGTAAGCGGTTTACGGTATCTTGAAGCCATGAAAACGAAATACGCAATCCGGCTGACAGAA